TACTAAGTGTCGTCGTTCTGGCTACACTAATGTATGCTCTGCTGTCCTTGTTGACGAGGCTAGTCAAGTTAAAGAGAAGCTGTTGGGGATACAGTCAAAGACTGGTAAAGACGCTCAGGAAAACATTTTCATGAAGAAAGTGGTTGCGATTTTTCGCAGCTACCCCTTCTTCTTCAAGCCTATCCAGGACGGTACCACTAACCCGCGTATGGAGCTGGCCTTCCGTGAGCCATCGAAACGCATTACGAAGAACAACAAGACGTCTCAGCGAGGCGACGCCCTCAACAGCGTAATCAACTGGAAGAACACCACGAATAACGCATACGATGGTGAGAAGCTACATATGCTGTATTTGGATGAGGCGGGCAAATGGGAGAAGCCTACCGACATCCGCGAAGCGTGGCGTATCGAACGTACCTGTTTGATCGTAGGTAAGCGAGTGGTAGGTAAGGCTTTAGTTGGTAGTACGGTCAACCCCATGAACAAAGGAGGCGAGGAATACAAGGGCCTTTGGTTAGATTCAGATCCTAACGAACGTAACAACAACGGTAGAACCAGGTCGGGACTTTACAGAATCTTTATCCCAGCCTACGAAGCACTAGAAGGATTCTTCGATAAGTACGGTAACGCCGTAGTGGATAACCCCAAGAAAGAGATCGAAGGTGTAGATGGGGAGCCAGTAGACCAGGGAAGTCGAGCCTACCTAAAGAACGAACGCCACTCATTCAAGGACGACCCGTCTGAACTAAACGAGATCATCAGGCAGTTCCCCTTTACTGAGGACGAAGCCTTCAGGGATAGTATCGAGGGTAGTCTGTTTAACATCGGCAAGATCTACCAGCAGATTGAGTACATCGACAGCATATACCCTAACCCCGTGGTTCAAGGGAACTTCGTTTGGCGAAAAAAAGACGAAGAAGTCGTATTCTCTCCAGATCCTAACGGTAGGTTCCGAGTAGCGTGGATGCCGCCAGACCACCTAAGAAATCAGAAGAAAGACGAGCGCGGTAAGCGAATCCCACCCAACGCGCATATCGGAGTAGGCGGGGTTGACTCCTATGACCTCGACGCCACGGTAGACGGTAGAGGTTCTAAGGGTGCGCTACATATGTACAACAAGTTCAATATGGATGTACCCCCAAACATGTTTGTAGTGGAGTACGCTTCTCGGCCAGATCTGGCTAGTATCTTCTACGAAGATGTGTTGATGTGTGCTTTCTTCTACGGTTACCCGCTGCTTATAGAGAACAACAAGTACGGAATTGCAAGGTACTTTGAATCAAGGGGTTACGACGGTTACTTGCTGGATCGCCCAGACTTCCTGAAGAATCCTAATTCCTCTAGCAACGTAAGAACGAAAGGCATCCCGTCTAACTCTCAGGACGTTATTCAGTCTCATGCACAGGCTATCGAAGCTTACATCCATGATCACGTAGGGATACGCGCAGAGACAGAGGAGTTTGGCAACATGTATTTCAACAGGACTCTGGAGGACTGGATAGGCTACAAGATCGACAAGCGAACTAAGTTTGACTTGACGATTAGTTCTGGGCTGGCTCTCTTGGCAGCACAAAAAGCAAAGAAGAAAAAACCGAAGTCGGACTTTAAGGACAAGCAATTCTTCAGAACATACAAGCCAAAAGTCTGGCACTCCTAGTTTTACTATATTTGCATTGAGTTAAAATAACTCCACTCATTGCAGATGTATAGTAATAATAAAAATTCTTCTAGCTTTCCAGATCCGTTGGCTCCCTCTGACGTAAAGCAGAGTAAAGGCTACGGGCTGAAATACGCTAAGTCCATTTACCAGCAGTGGGGAAAGATAGATCAAGACGGTTCTTCTTATAGAACCAGAAAGAATGTTTTCGACAGAAACAGAAAGTATGCGAACGGTACACAAGACACAAGTATCTATAAGTCGCTTCTTACTTCTCTTGACCCTAATAACGGCGATGGAAGTATGCTTAATCTGGATTTCACACCAGTACCTATCCTTCCTAAATTCGTTAGGATCGTCGTAAATAAAATCCTTTCTCTTAGCCCTTACCCAAACCTCGAAGCTGTCGATCCGCTGTCTTCGTCTGAAAAAGACAAAGAGCGCAGAAAGATGGAGATGATGATTCAGGCCAAGCGCGAGCTCGCCAAGATCGAAGAGAAGACTGGGGTAAGCGTAGGCATGAAATCCAAAGATATTCCTGAGACCCTCGAAGAGGCAGAGATTTTCATTGGAAACAACATCAAGTCGTCGTCTGAGATTGCAGCTCAGATTGCTACTAACCTCACGCTGGAGTGGAACAATTTCAACGATACTACTTTGCGTCGCTGCGTAAACGACCTTGCTATCCTAGGTATGGCGGTAGTGAAGAGAAGCAACGACCCTGAATACGGAATCAAGACGGAGTATGTAGACCCTTCTTGCTTCATTCACAGTCACACAGAAGACCCAAACTTTGACGATATTGTATACGCTGGTCACGTAAGACATATGTCTATCGGTGAGCTCAAGCGTATCGCTGGCGATCAGTTCGACGAAGAAGACTTCAAAAAGATCGCTAACACAGCTCAGAAGAAGTACGGGTATGACTCACGCAAGATGGGTAGCTCTTCTTATGACAATAACAGCGGTTCCACTAATTACGGATATGACGGCTACATGGTCGAGGTTCTCGACTTCGAATTCATGTCTGTAGACTGCGAATACTTCGAGTCAAAAGAAAGCCGTTACGGAAACGTGGGTTTCTATGCCAAGGGCGAGAACTACAAAGGCCCACAAAACTCTGTGTTCAACAGAGACGTTATGAAGTTAGAGACGGCTTCCGTGTACGGAGGCTCCTATGTATTGGGAACTGATTACTTGTTCAGCTACGGCAAGAAGAACAACATCCCTAAGAATATTCACGATATCTCTCGCACGAATCTTTCTTACGCTGCCTGCGCTACCAACCTGATGGACATGGTTCCAAAGTCCATGGTGGATAGCTGTATCGGATTTGCAGACCAGCTTCAGCTGACTCACCTGAAGATTCAGCAGGCAGTTGCCAAGGCTAAGCCCGATGGTATCATCATCGACATTGAGGGGTTGGAGAACGTACAGCTAGGAAAGGGCGGGGAGTTGCAGCCTCTTGAGCTACACGATATCTACGAGCAGACTGGTGTCTTCTACTACAGAAGTAAGAACCCAGAGGGTGGATTTCAGAACCCACCAATCCGAGAGATTGGCAATAGCATTCGAAACATCAACGAGCTTATCGGTTTGTACAACCACTACCTCCGTATGATTCGTGACGCTACGGGAATCAACGAGGTGATGGATGCATCGACACCTAAGTCTGATGCGCTTGTCGGGGTTAGACAGCAAGCCTTGGCAGCCGCTAATAACGCTATCTACGACATCACAAACTCCTCTATGATCTTGTACAAGAAGGTGTGCAGCGACATAGTTAAGTGCGTACAAGTGATTCATCCAGACTCTGTTCTTTACAGGATTTATGAAAACGCTATCGGGAAAGAGAACATGAGTGTACTCAGTTCTTTCAGAAACCTAGCTATGTACAACTTTGGTGTCAAAGTTGTCAAGGAGATGGAAGAGGGGGAGCGTCAGTACCTTGAGCAGAACATTCAGATTGCACTCTCTCAGAAGGAAATCGACTTGGAGGATGCCATCGCCGTTCGACAACTCAAAGACATCAATCAAGCAGAAAGACTGTTGATCGTTCGAAGAAAGAAGCGTATCGCTATGAACCAACAGATCGCCATGCAAAACTCTCAGCAGCAAGCACAGATTCAGCAGGCTTCAGCCCAGGCTACTTCTCAAGCTAGACAGCAGGAGATGCAGATGGAGGCTCAGCTGAAGGCTCAGGAGATGCAGCTCAAGAATCAATTAGAGGCCCAGCTCGAAGGTGTGAAGCACGAGTTCAGAAAAGAGATTGAGTTGATTAAGGCTCAGGCTACGCTTGGATTCAAAGAAGACGACAAGAACTTCAAAGAGAAGCTCGAGGTACTTAAAGAAGACAGAAAGGATAGCAGAATCAAGAAGGAGTCCGCAGAGCAAAGCAAGCTTATCTCTCAGAGACAAGGGGATAGGGGTGAGCTTCCAGAAGAATCAGGGAACATAACATCAGAAATATTAGGCTAACATGGCGCAACAGCTAAATTTAGACAACTCTCAGAGACTTGACATCACTTGCAAAAGAGGTGATGACTTTGTTCTTCAGTTGAACCTGAAGGATGAAAATACAGACGCTATAGATCTGGGGGACGTAAGTAATACCAGCAACCTAAAAATGGAGGTGAGGACTTCTGACGATTATGATACGGGAGCTACTACATCTGAGGATGTGAACATCATTCTTAGCTCTGTAGAATCCGCCACAGTTTCTGATGAGTTTCCTAGACCTATATCTCCAACCTCTGTGGATGAAGCTAATGGAGACTACAAGTTAAGCGTTACCGCTGATAACATGAAGCTTGTTTCTTCTGGTCTCTATGTGTACGATATACAAATTATTAACAACTCTTTAAGTCAAACCATTCTTTACGGTCTTTTTAAGGTAAACGAAGATGTAACTGTAGCGTAATATGGCAAAGGTATTTTTAACCATATCTGGAACTTCAATACCTAGAGTGTCTTTAAACGAGATCCTGGATGTAGACGCATCTGGAGGTCAGGACGGTTATGTACTTACTCAGCAAGCGGATGGAACTTTTGCTTTAGAGCAGGTTGTCACTAGTCTTTCAGGTTTAAGCGACGTTAATTTAACTGGCGGCGGCCCACCCGAACCCAGAGAGTTCTTGATGTACGACGGCTCGGAATGGATAAACGAAAACGTAGGCAAGTCAGATGTCGGGTTGGGCGACGTGGATAATACGAGCGACGCAGATAAGCCCGTTTCAACGGCTACGCAAACGGCACTCGATGCCAAAGCGAATACGGCGGATGTACCTACGGAACTCAACGACTTGAGCGACGTTTCACTTACGACCCCG